GGTCGCGGCCTTGGCCTGACCTACGTTGCGGGAGCTGATCTGCTTCTGACCAGCCACACCGGCACCGGCTGCTTGGGCAATCTGCAGGTACTGCTTGTTTCCAGTGGCCTGCGCTGCAGACAGTACGGACTGGTACTGCTGCTGGAGGGCCCCGGCGCCCTTACGGACGTTGGACTCGTTCTTGCCCTGCACGCTCTGGTAGTAGATGTCGAAGGCCCTTGCGAACGCTGCATCCGACTCGGAGTACTGTTTCTGTGGGGCTATAACCTTCTGAGAAGGCGCAGGAGGGGGTTTCGCAATCAGGGGTGCCTTGGTTATGGTCGGTGCGGGAGGAGGCGTAGCGGCCACCTGAGCGACCTCCTGAGGCGTCCTAGCGGGGACCTCAGGCACCTTCACGTCAGCCGTGTCGACCTCAACGCCCTTACGCTCCACCACGGTCTCCCCGGTAGTCGGGTCGGTAGTCGCCAGCTGGGTGTCTAGGATGGACTGCTGCCGGCGCTCCTCACGCCGCTGCCGGACAGCCTCACGCTCTTCCTGAGTTGGACCGGACACGGTGCGCTTCTTGCGCTTAACGCCCTCGGCATAGCCTTGGAACTGGCTACCGACCGACGCAGCCGTCGACAGGGAGCCACCCAAGTACTGGCCGATTACGCCGGTATTGATATAACTGGTAGCCATTATTGTTTCTTCCTTCTTCGTGAGATTGTGTGTAGTTGGACTTTGCCGCCGGTACCGACATCCACCAAGGATGCGACCTCAATGGCCCGCTCTAGGCCGGCCCCGAGGTGCATGGCGGCCAGTGCTGCCTGAGCACCGGAGCCGATCGCGGAGAACTCATCGTCCACCTCGAAGGGGTCGATGGTTCCGTTGTAATGCAGGATGCGACCGTCCTTGGTCACGACCATGGCGTCGACGTTGTCCATGTCTGGTTCCTCTTCAAGCTCCCCCTTGAGCCACCTAACGAACTGCACGCAGGGTGCGTACTGGCCGGCGATCCCGACTATGTTGCCGTCGACCTTCCAGACCTTCTTGGCAGATGCCCGGTAGTCGCCGGATAGCTGGGAGTCGGACGCCATGGCGTCCCGTGTGCAGACTACGGTTGTCATTGAGGGAGACCTCTTATCAGCGTTTTGGGTTTCTCTTTGCGTCCGAAGACATGCTTCTTGAACCGCTTCAGCTCAGCATCCATAGCCTTCGATCGGTTCTGCTGGTCAGCCTTGGTCTCATCCCGTGCCATCTGCTCGAGCCAGTAGGCCACTGCGCCGGCAACCGCTTCGATGCGGTCGTCGTGTGCCAGCGAGCCACGGTCCTTGGTCAGGCGCGTCATCTGGTAGAACAGGGAGTACGTCCGGTCCTTGGCGGCCTGCTTCAGGTCAGCCTCGATCACCTCGCGCAGGAAGACCAGTCGGTGCTGGTTCATTACCGGCTCGAGTGTGTCGATGATCCGGGGCTCCTTCTGTCCGCGCGCCCATGGTGCCTCGTCGACTCCGCACTTGTAGATGCGGTTCAGCACGGGCTTGAACAGTTCGTTGAACATGCCGCCACCGTAGTTGGGCTCTATCAGACACAGGGAGACCTTGTGCGTCTTAGCGATGTTCGCTAGGCCCTCGAGTGTCTCCACTGAGTAGCCGTCCCTGAAGCCACCTACGGCAGTACAGATCAGCATACCGTAGGAGTACTTCAGGACGCAGTAGCTGGTCTCGTCAGTGCCCTTGCCGGACGGGTCGATGAACATGATGCAGCCGGTGGGCAGCACCCACTCTTCCTGCTTGGACAGGTACACGGGGGAGTTCCAGCGGTCGCCTGCCAGTCCGACCATGTCGAGGTCGTTGATCACACAGTCAGGCCCTGAGCCCCACTGGATGCGGGCAGGGACCTTCTCGCCGGCCATAGACATCACGATCAGGTCGTTCAGCTTCAGCGGGTAGCGATCGGCGTCAGACACCGTGGTATCCAACATGAACTGCAGGGCATACCCTGAGCGGCCATAGGACGCCTTACGCTCCATCAGGTCTTCCATGGTGAAGCGTGTGTCGGTGGGCATGCCGACCAGGCTCGGGTCATCGTGCATCTTGGATACGATGGACGGGGCCAAGTGGTGCCTCATGCGCATCATGCGCTCGAAGTCCGGGTACTCAGCCGTCCACGTCCTGATAGTAAAGCCTCGCTCCATGAGGCTCGCGTAGACCGACATCTCGGTCTGTGGCGTGCCGAGGTACAGGATGCGGTTCACATCCCTCCTCGTACTCAGTATAGCGTCGAACTCCTTGATCGCTTCAGACAGACGGTCACGCATGAGCTGCGTCAAGGAGTTCTTCGGGACCTCAATATCATCAGGGATAATGACGTCCGCACGTGAGCCGGTGATCTGCCCTGTGATGCCAACAGCCTTCAGGCTTGGAGCCTGTGCGGGCAGGGCAGGACCGACATCAAACATATCTGCTCTATCCAGTTGCCCCTCCTTGGGGACCAGATGAGCCAGCAGTGGCCATGAGGTCAGCACCTGCTTAACGAACTTCACGAAGGCATCGGCCCTGTCCTTGGATGCGGACACGACCAGAATCTTCAGCTGGGGGTCACCCAATAGAAGCCACAAGCAGAATGCTGCGGTGATCCACGATTTGCCTATACCTCGGAACGCCTGAACCATGGCGCGCCTAGGCCCGAACTGCAGGTAATCGGCTATCTCGATCTGCAGTGGGGTCGGGGGTGGTAGACCAAGGAACGCCCACAGGGCGAACAGAAAGGCCGAGAACCTCGTCTTGATGAGGTGTAGCTGTTGTAGCTCCTGTGGTGTCATGGGTTACCTCAGTGTTGATATTCCTCGGGTACTTCCCCGGCAACGGGGATCGACCCAAGGTCCGCCAAGGTTCGCTGCAGTTCGGACATATCGGCCTCACCTGCAATCGCTTGGATGTTGTTGTCCTTGAGGAACTTCACTATAACCGAAAGCTCCGCAGCGGTGGCTTCACCAGACTTCAGTCGCTTGATGAAGTCCGCCGCGAGCATGGCGTGCAGTTCCTCTAGGAGATCGTTGCTTGCCTTCTTACTCATTTGTTGTTCAACCATTTCTGAAGGAGCCTCTCGAGCCCCGATGTACCGAGGCTGGCGAGGATACAGCTCAAACCTACAAGAGCCGGGAAAGGCATGTCCGGGGCGAACTGCAGAGCGAACCCTGCAGAGCCCCCGAGAGCTGCCGATGAGATGGCACGTCCTAGGACAATGCGCCACGTCAGTACTTCTTGGCTGGCGAGGAGGTTCCCAATGCCGGTGATTAGGCCGGCAAGGGCTATCCAGAGAATGGGATTTGCCATCTCTTTATCGTGCATAGTTGTTACCTTAGGGTTAAGTGTGCAGCTGCACCATGAAGTGGAACGTGTAGTTAGCTGCTGTCCCAGCGGCGTTGAACGTCCAGATGTCAATATACGTTGACGTGTAGGTGTAACAGATTACCGTACCCGCAACCGAGGACCGGACATTACCCGTCACCGTGTACGCAGTCGTTCCGAGGTTGTGAGTGATGCGGTACTGACCGGGGTCTGTCGTTCGTGAAGAAGTCCAGCCACTAGGCAGCCGCTCCGCGCCGCCGGTAGAAGTTACTCGGCCAGCGAACGACATCTGCTGCTCGCTATTTAGCCTGTAGTAGCCACCACCGAGGGTGCCACCGACATACAAGTTAATGGAGTTGGTGTTGTCCAACAGCCTAATGTCACCGTTGTCATACATGAGTATCTGCCCGGTCACCGTTGCTGGTGTCGAGTCGAGATACTTACGGATGATGAAGTAGTGGTTAGTCGTGTCGTAGAACAGAACGGATCGGTTGTTTCCGTTCTCGCGCCAGAAGGCTTGCGGCTGTGTTCCCGCTGCTGAGTCGATTACCGCAGTCGCAGAACCAGCCCCACCGTCAACATAGAAGGTACCATTAACCTGTGCGCCACCAGTGACCGTCTCCAGCACCCTAGCGGTGGCGCCATTGTAGATGTACGTCTCGCCAGCAGTGCCGGGGACGAGGTACAACTGGCCGGGATAGGTAGCGTGGCTGTTCCCGTACAAGGACATATATGCGCCGTTGGCTGCGGACAACGTAGAGCCGCCAATCAACGACGTGTAGCCGGTGTCGTTGCTTCGCTGGAAGCCGCCTTGAGATGCCGCAAGTAACGTCCAGCTGGTGTTAATGGTATTGGTTCCGCCCACGGTCAGATTGGTAACGGAGGCCCCGCCACTGAACGTGGCGAGTCCCGTGTACGTCTGAGCTGACCCGAGTAGATCGAGCCACGCATAACGTGCTGCTGATTGTGGTCTGCTCATGTTGTCTCCTAAAGCTCCGCGTCTGCTACCCAGTGCATCTTGAACTGCCACCCGCCGAACGAACCGCTGTTAGTACAGTACCACGCGAACCGCGTAGTGTTGTACTCAAGGATCGTCGGGGTCACGTTAGTCGCTCCGTTTACGTCGTATGCGGCACCACCTGTTCCGTCAGACGAGTACGCAGCGAAGTTCGGAGCCGCCCGCTTCTCAACCCGGAACTGGACATCCTGCCCTATAGTATACGCAGCAGCAGTAAAACCAGACCCGTACATCCACGAGCAACCATTCGCTGTTACTGTGCCGGGAGCAACCCACGGATCATACGACTTCTCGTAGTACCGCTGACACATCGCCAATTCCTCGTCGAAGCCAAGGTCTTCGAGCGGTGTGTTCACGTTGCCGTACTGTGCCTTGACGTTACCGATACGGAACACGTTAGACACGGCGGCAACGGCGTTCGCCTGCGCCGGATCAGCAACCTTATTCGCGGCCTGCCACGAACCGGCTGTCTGATGGTAGGTAGAACCACACATCAGAATGAAGTG